TGTTGATAAGGCATGTCATTGTGTAGAGAGGGTTGGTCGCTGATACAGCGGTGCCCTTTTCCTGTAGAAGTACTACTGTGACGTTAGTTCCCCACGCTGCTTGCAATGTCTGAAGAACGTTAGCAGTTGCAGTGTCATTAAGGAAATCGATTGTGACAGATGATGCCTCAAGGCCTTTAACGAACTTATGTCCGCCATCGCCCATCGCTGTTACTTCGAGCTCATCGAATGTGCGGTTTAGTGTTACAGATGTAACATGATCAGAAAGATCGACAGAATTAATCTTCACGCCGACCTTGTTGTTTAGAAATACAGCCATGAATTATTCCTCGTCTTTCTTGGTAGATGCTGGCTTAGGTGTTGATGGTGCTACCTGCCCGATCTTGATCAGGAAGGCTTCTTGCTCTTTTTCCCACTCGGACATTTTAGCTCCAACTCGTTAGGACTGAGATATTGATATTGCATGTAAGTAGATCACCTGAGACGGCACTGAGGACGGCCGGAGCCGATACCTCTGTAACGTTGTAGGTGTATGAGGATGCAGCGAGTAGATTGAACACTCGGACTACATTGTCCTCAATTCCGTTTAGGTTGCCCTCGTTATCGAGCAACGGCACCATGACTGAGATTGTGAAATTAGCCATAGGTGAGATAGATGCGTGCCATCCGTTAGAAGGCGAAATGTAAGGGTCTCCCGGACTGATCACGCAGCTGTTTGCGAGTGGGGTGCTGGGAGGAAAGCTAAAGACTGACCACTTACTGTTATCGACTAGAGCTGCTGCGATACCTGCGCGTAGTGTTGAAATGGCGGCCATTAGCCCACCATCGATCTCGGATCAAGATACGGGGCAAGCAGGCCGCGAACACGAGCAAGTAAAGTGTTGCCCATGCGGAAAGGACTTGGCTGGAAACCATCGATCGTGACTCCGCCTGAAGATGGAGCTTGACGGCTCTGCCAAATGTCAATCGAGATCATTAGCGCAGCTTCTTGAATTGCAGGGATCGTTGCATAATCTGTGTAAGTTTCAACTGCGGCGATGCCATAAGGCTCGACTGTGTGACGTGGATTGTCAGTCGTGTGAGCCGTAGTTACGTTGAATGAATACTCGCTGACGGCCGTGATTGTTTTAGTGCCATTATATCGGCTACCTGCACCAGAAATTGTAACTTGTTGGCCAACGTAAAATACGTTGGTAATGTCCTGATCAAAATAAAGTGTGCCGACTGTGCCCGTGTTGCCGTGAGCAATAATGTATTGCTGATTCTTCCATAGAAAAGGCAAGAGTACGTTATCTGCTGCATCGCAGACTTGTTGCAAGACTGCATCAGTATAGAGAGTGCCAACGCCAAGGGCGGTGCGAAGCTCTGCGACTGTTGTCAATGCCATGCTCTTATCCTTTCTAAAGACTCGGAGGGTAGAAGGGCACTACCCTCCGAGCGACTTAGGTGGCTGTTAGGCCTTGTTGTTCTTGAATGCGCCTGCTGCAACCTTGGTCGCGATTGCGCCAAAGCCGTAGTAGCCGATTGTGACCTGACCTGCTGCTGTTGATTCTGCGCGTAGGCGGTAGGTTGGTGACTCGTACCATGTATAAGCATCAGGGTTAACGATGAGGATTGTTCCATCGCCATCGCCACCGTTTGTTGGATCGACGTAGAGGTTAAGTCCAGCAACGTTACCTGTGAGTGAAGTTGGAGCAACTGCTCCGCCTGCGTTCATTGGCTGTGAAGCTGTGTAGATTGGACGTCCTGCATCGTTAAGTGACATGATGTTAGACCATTGTCCTGTTGATACGACCATGTTGCGAGCAAATGGATTTGGAAGTCCTGCTGTTGCGCCATAAACAGATGCTGATCCGCGAGCAACAATTCCGAGAAGCTCGGCTGCTGTTGGGTAAGTTACTGTTGTGGTTGCATCTGCTGTTGCACCTGAAATAAGTGCTGCGTTCACGGCTGCGTTGGTTGTCTTTGCGTAAGCAGCGGCCATGTTGCGAACGAGTTCATCGAAGAATGCTGGAGATGTACGATCTAGCAATTCTACTGAGAATGTCTGCTGTCCAGCGTACTTCTGTACTGTTACTGAAAGGAAACTTGAGTTCTGATCTGTGTCGCTAAACGCATCGCCTTCTGGCTCGATTGCAACTGTTGGCATCTGAGTAATCTTTGGAATCTCAAATGTCATACCTGCATCTGGAAGCACTCCACGAGAGATTGCATCGATTGATGGGCGGATGGTTGTTCCGAGAGGGTTGATGATCTCAGAGAGCTGACGTGTTGGCACAAGACCAGCGTTGTCAGATGTGTCTGCCGCTGCTGCGATCCATTGACGAGCTGCGTCGTCTCCGAGTGCTGCGCGGATTGTGTTTTCTGCATACTTTGCAGCTGTTACTTCAATGCGTGGCTTTGTGTATGCCATTGCTGTTACAGCAGGGCGAGCAGCTTCAACTGCGGCAGCCTCAACTGTAGGTGTTGCTTCGACTGCTGGAGTGTTTTCCACTGTGGCTGTCTCGCTTTCTGTTGGTTGGTTGGTTTCTGCAACTTCGGTTTCCGCTGTTGCGGTTTCTTCTGCTGCAATGCTAGTGATTTGAGCTGACTTAAATGCCGGCTCTGTGACGGCGCTGACCTCGCGCAAGATACTTGAAGTGACATGAAGGACGCCATCTTTAGGTTTAGATGATTTGACTTCTACACCAACACTCAGACCTGTAACGAGTCCTTCCTGTGCCATCAATAAATAATCAGTCGCTTTACTGCTGCGACTTAATTTGAAGGTAGCGTAAATTCCGTCGCCTTCGCGAATTTCAAAACTTGAAGCCCGACCCAAAGGTTGCTTAATGTCATGCTGCGCCAAAAGACGTACAGACTTTGCATCTGGAATCTCTATTGAATCGGGTTCAAAAATGACTGCGCCTGCGCTCGTATTGCCAATTTCGCCTGTTCCCATTGGCACGATTTTGCCTGAAATCTCGCGAGTGTCCATTGAGGCTGTAAGTTCAGCCGCTTCCAAAGTAAAAAAGGTTAAATCGCTCATATCATTCCTTCGCTTCCATTAGGTGTTAGATCAGTCATCTCCATGGCTTGCTCTTGAGTGATCAACTGGAGATCAAGCAATTCACGGATGATTGAAAGTTCTACAAGTGGGTCGGTGCGTAGATAATTCTTATCGATGTCAAATTTGACGATGTTGCCCCGAGCTGTAATGTCGTCCATTGAAAGACGATCTTCAATAGCAGAAATAAATGGCTGTAAAGATAGTGTAAGAAACTGCCGTCTTTCGTCCGTCACGTTAGCGTAGGTCATTGTCGTGTTCTGATCTGCCGAGACGTAATATGGAGGCACGTTGCAAAGGCGAGCGATCTCGGTAGCAAGATTCTGAATGGCCTCGTTGTACATCATGTCTTTAGGGCTGAATCCGACTGCCTCATATTGCAAAGTCGATGTGAGATAGGCTGTAGAACGATTAAGGCGAGCATTCTTCCATGCTGAAAGTAATCCCTGTACTTCGGCAGGTGGAAGGTCTGCACCTGAGTTACGAATGTAGCCTGTAGCCATTGGGGTGGCCGCTGCAACTACGCTGGCTTTCTGAATGTCTAGTGCGGCGCGAATTGTTGAGACGCCTGTGTTTAGAATGCCATCGCTTAACGATTGGAATGTGATGAGTGATCCGAGGCCGTCCATTGGGACTGTAGTGCCATCGATTGCGTATGACTTGACGAATACATTGTCGCGATCAAGTGTCGCGGTTACTCGGCTATTAGCGACCCACTCAAAGCGTGAAGGGCGACCATCTTCTTGATAAGTTTCGACAACTTGCCAAAATGCCTGCCCGTAGAATAGAAGTGAATCGACTGTGTAAGCAATAGTGACTGAACGTGGCTGGTGGTAGGAAGGTTGATCAAGCCAAAGTGGCTTTCCTAATTCTTCACCCGTAGACTTCTTATAAAGCTCGAGTGGAATGGTGCCGATTGTGCCAGCAAGTAGATTGCGACAACGCGCTAGGGCAGGGACTCCCATTGCTTCGGTGCGACCAACATAAGCGAATTGGAATGGCATCGCATAAGGTGAATACTCACCTAGAACCTGAGGTGCGTACTGAGCCTCGACATTTGCTTTCGGTGCTGCACCTGTAAGGCGCGAAAGGATACCCATAGAGGGCAATTATACACTATGCGGTGTAAATAGCTGCGATCTGTTGAGGTTTCATCAACATTGATACAACCATGGCGAGAGAGATCGGCGCTGATACATCGCCAGCACTTTTACGCTTGACGATACGCCATGACGAATCATTTACCTTAGCCGCGCAATTATTCATCTGTTGAATTAATTCGGCTTGGCCGTTATGGACTACTCGGCCGTGGACTAGACCATCGAGAAGATCAGAGCAAGCCTGATAGAACTGTTGTCCTGATACGTCTGTCGTAATCTGTCCGGCATTGGCAAGGCGCTCGCTAATTGATTGCGTCGTGTACTTGTCATAACAGATCATCTTCGGCCGGTACTGATCAGCCCAACCTTTGATGTCAGCTGCGATCTTTAGGTCATCGACTGAGACTTGGCTTTCCCATGTCTGGAGGATTCCCACTCCGATTCGCCCGTCACCCATAATCTGACCAGCAACGAGGCTCGCATTGCGGCGAGATGGAGATACATCGAAGCCAAAGATTGTATAGCCGCCAGCTGGAATCGAGAGCGTGGCATCGCTGGTCGCCTCAAGTACGCCATGAGGCCACGGACTCTGCAGAGAATCAATCCATTGACATAAAAGCTCAGTTCTAGTGTCTTCAATCTTATTAGTAGCGACAGCTTCTTCAAGTGATTCCTCCGTTATCGTGTGACCGAGTGCTGGATTGGCAAATGCCCAGCCGTTGCGGTCTGTAATCTTGCAATACTGTGGCGCTGAGTATTCGTAGAATCCAAATGACTTAGGCGGTGCAGATAGAGCGCGTTCTCTGAGATTGTTAAGTGTTTCTGAAAAGGCATCGCCAGCGTTGCTAGTCAGAAAGGTCTGCGAGTTAGGTCTAGCGCGAGTGGTAGGGATTGCAGCTGTGTAGCCATCTTTACTTATCTCTCGAACCTCATCGATCCATAAGAAGTCGGCG